TTTTGCGCATAAGTATTCAAACCTTGCAATGTGTTGCCGCTTAACAATCCACCGGTTGCATTGGCCGCGTTTTGCGCTTGGCCTAAACCTTGTTGCAATTGGAATTGATAATTAGGTGCAAGTTGGGCGTTTAAATCTTGGTTATTGAATTGATTGGTTAGATAACCAGTTCCCGTGCCGGTTCCAGAAACCGTTCCATCGGGATTCATAATGTTGTATGTTCCCGATCCCAATGAACCTAACGTGTTGGCCGCTTGCGTTCCAAGTTGTTGATATGGTGCCGCGTAACCTTGTTGGTTAGCGTACATTTTGTTAATGTAATCTTGAACATTATTGGCGGCGGCCGTTTGTGTTTGTGCGGCGTTGCTAATGGCTTTGTTTTGCCCAATTGTTCCCAATGTGGATGCCAATGCCGATCCACCTAATGCGGCGGTTTGTGCGGCGGTTAATCCACCGGCGGCAGCACCGGCGGCACCGGCAGCGCCCGCACCACTAGCCAATGCGCCCAATGTAGTTCCACCAACCGCACCGGCTTGCAATGCGGCATCCGTGGCCGCTAAACTTGTTCCCAATCCCGCACCAATTGTGCTTCCGGCACTTGAACCCAATCCACCGGCGGTGCCCAATCCGGCCGCGCCCAATGTTGCGCCACCAATAACTTCACCGGTTACGGGATCAATTGTGCTTGCGGGGATAGTTAAACCTTGCGCACCACCCATATCCGCCAAGTTAGCGGTTGCGGGTGCCGTCATTCCTTCGTTTACGGCGGGTGCAAATAAATCGGTTCCGGCACCGGTTGTTGCTTGTATTCCGGTTCCGGTTGATCCCATTCCGGCTAGGCTAGTTCCACTTAGATCGGTTGCACCGGCATCCACGGCGGCGGCGGCCGGTGTTGCACCGGCGGCTACATCTGCCCCAACGGTTCCTATGGCATCAGTAGCGGCGCTTGCAACGGCATCGGTTGCGGCCCCACTTGCTATGGCATCACCGGCGGCGGCGGTTGCGGCATCAACGGCGGCACCGGCGGCGGCATCGGTTATCACACCATCGGCAACGGCACCGGCAACGGCATCGCCCCCAATCGCACTTGCCACCGCATCAATCGTTGCTGAAACACCCATGTTCTTACTCCAATACTATCGAATATGTTTTTTCAAAAAAGTGCCCACCCAATCGCTCTACCAAGTGCCCATAATCGATATGAGGTTTCATGTGGAACAATATCCTTTGTGGCTTTCTTTTTTTAACTTCTTCCGTTGTCCATTTCACAAATTTATAGCCAAACATACCTTTTCGATAATCGGAATGGATATATAGAATGTCCGATGATGCCGTTACACTTTTCTTATAGTGCAAATGGTTCATCACCATCCATAAAGAATATCCAACCAACTTTCCATCATCCCGTGCCGTGTGGATTTCTAACATCCCTAAATCCATCAATTTTTGATATTTTTCAAAATCGGGATCAAGTTCAATTACATCCGTTCTTTCCGCCAATTCCGCATAATGTTTTTCAAATAAATCAATCGCTTCGTTCGCAAACGGTTGGATTTGTTCTTTTTGAAAAGTAATCATTTAGATATTGTAATACGGCACCTTAAAATGTTGGCCATTTACCGTTATATTTATGAACCCCACGGGATTGGCCGGAAGCGTTGCCGATCCGGTTGTTGCCGTGGTTGATGAGGTGAAGTTCAACAAATTCAGAAAGAATTGTTGCCATGCCCTAGTTGGCCGATTTGTTGTGCTATCCAAAAAAGGTGATTGCGGATAGGGTTGTAATTGCGATGTATTTGTTGTGATGCTCAATTTTCACCCCCGCTTGCCTTCAAATTAGCCGAAACGATAACCGCATTCACGGGATCGGTTATTGAAACTTCAAAAACCCTATCCCTAGCTTGCCCCAAACGCCGCCAAATGGCACGATTTTGGTATTTACCGGCTTGGCCAATCGTAACCCAATGTTCTTTTGACCAAGTGGAACCACCATCATCGGACCATCTAAGCATGGCTTGGGGATAGGTTGTTGTGGTTGTTTGGTTAATAGCGTTTTGTGTGCCCAAATAAACCGTTGCCGTTGCCGGAATCGTGTAGGTTTGTGTAGGCAAAATGTAATAAGGCGATGCCAAGGTGATGCCTGAAGATTGAACCGATAAACCCGTTGTTCCAACACCTGGTTGAAACTGAATTTGCAATTCTTCAAAGTATTGCCTTTGGAAATCCGAAACCAAGTGCGGTGCCCGTCTTATGCGCCTAATTGGATTTCCATCATCGGTGTAGTTGGTGTTATCCAATTCATATATCTTGCCGTTGGCGTAATCACCCACAAGCACCATGCCTTGGAAGACACATGAACAATTTCCACGGTGCCTTTGGTATTGGTTAAAGTCATTAACGTATAGCCATTTGTGCCACAAGCCGGTTGTAACGTCAAAAGCCCAAGTGATGTTAATTGTAGGAAACGAAACAACATAAACTTCATGCCCTTCTAGCTGATACGTCCACGCGATCGCATCATCTATGTATTGGTTGGCCAATGTTGCTTCAACCGCGTGGGTTGAAATCCTTTGTGGAACATAACCTTGCATTTGCATAATTTGGCCTTGTCCACGCAAATTGCGTGAAACATAGGCAAAACTATTGCCAAGGCGGGCCAAACTATTTTGGGCGGCAATCCCGTGTTGTGTTGAAGTTCCTGGGATTCTTTGGAATGGGAATGGAAACAATCCGGCATCTACCCAAACTTCGCTAGATGCTTCACCCATCAAATACACTTCGCGGTGATCTACAATCAAAGCCACTAATTTATCGGGTGCGCCATCCTTAGAACCAACCGATAATGGTTGTGAAATAGGGCTTAACGCATCGCTAGAACCCCATTGTTGGCTTTGGGGGCGTGAATAAACAAAGTAGTTATCCACAATATCAACCGATGTTGCGCCAATAAATGGCCCATCATTGTTAGGCATAACCGTAAAATCTAGGGCATACATTGTTCTTGATGTAACCGCCGTGTTGCTAGATAGTGTGTAAACATTATTGCCGCCGGTTGGTGTTCCAATCGCCGTGACAATCGTATTAGCCGGAACCGTTGAACCTTGGATGGTTTGGCCTAAATAAGCCGTTCCCGTGGTTGTTAGCGTGGCGTTGGTTGCGCCGGTTGTGATCGTTCCGGTAAAACTTGTTGTGTTCAACGAATTCATCAATGTGGATGCAACCGTTTGCGATAAGTTAACCGTCCACGATGATCCCGATCCACCGGTGATAACCGTTTCTTGGGAAACACCCACGCCATACAAAACTTGGCCAATAGCAATTGTGCCGCTTTGAATGTTTGAAACGGTTAAAGTGGTTCCGCTAATTGAACCGGTAAATATGGCCGTTGTAGGCGTTGTAATCCGCCATGAATAGCGATATGTGCCATCCACTATGTAGGCATACACACCATCATCAACTAGCCCTACACGCCCGCTATTGCTATTTAAAATGCCAACAATATTGGGGGTTAGGTTGCTAGATAAAAGATAAACATAAGCACCGCAAACGGCGATAGCTTGGCTTCCGCCACTTAGGGTTCTAAGGCCACGAACTTCCGCACCGGCCGGTAAAACCAATTGCGTTGTAAGCCCTGGCGTTGGGTAAAGCGCCACAACACCGCGTTCGGGCGGTTGCTTCGTTGGATCAACTTCGGGGAAAAAGTTAATACACTCCTGCGCATCTTGATAAATGCTAGGTGCAACATAACTAGCGCCGACAAACCCAAAATCAGGCATTTTGTGTCCTTATTAGCGGAAGAATCCACCCGAAAGAATCCAACCGGCATCACGTTGGCGTGAAGTTAGGATGGCATCTTGATAGGCGGAATTTTGAACGGGTTTCATGTTGGTGCGCTTAATGGTTGATTTGCCTTGTGCCGCAAATGCGTTAACCATTTGGATTTGCGTTGCGCTTGCCTTGCCATAGCTAGGCATCAAACGTTCGGCTAAACACCATTCCAATGCCATTTCATAGCCTTGGGGAAGAATTATTGGATCGTTGATAGTGACATAGTTGCTAAACAACGTATCGCAAAACAAGTGCATTTCGCCTTGTGATGGGTTAGGCCAAACAAAAATGTTGCCCAATGGATCGCTAGGTTGGTAATAAACCGCTTTTGGCCAAGGGCCATTTAGCGTTTTCAAACCAATCATGTTGTAGTTTTCTAGGTTCAACACGGCAACGGGATAATCCAAACCACCATTGATAATCGGTGTTCCGTTGCTATTGGTGTTAATCCTAACAAATGATGAATTAATGCTTAGTGGGCGTTGATAGAAAGCATTGATTGATGTTGATGCGGCCGTTTGGCTTATGTTCAACAAATAAGTGCCCAATTCGTTAACGTTGCCACCCGCGCCGGTTGCAAAGCCAACAATTTTGGTGCCGGTTGTGATGCCGGTTCCGGTTAATGTCATGCCCAATGCAATAGCGCCGCTAGTGATGGCCGTAACCGTTAACACATTGTTAACAATAGAACCGGTAAAGTTAGCCCCAATTTCCCCCCCTGGGCCAATGGTGTATTGCGTTTGTCCCGATGTGATGGGAAAAATGATTTCGGTTTTGTAATAAACCATCATTTGTTCGTTTGACCATTGATCGATCATACGATTCATCATTACGAACGCATCTTGCGCCGCCGCCGGATCGGGCGTTTCCCCCGCCGCCAAAGCGCCGATATCTTTCAATGCGGAACTAATAATGTCTATGGGTGAAGTTGCCATTTAATAATTCCTTGCGTATTCGCCATGATATTTAGCCCTAGCTTCTTGAGCGACTAAATCTGCAAATTCAATATTTGCATATCTTGCAACTGTTTTTGATCTTCCGTTAACTTTTATTTGCACTACCCAATTTTTGGTTTGTTTGCAAAAACTAACATTTTTATAGCCAGATGTGTTTTCTTTTTTTATCTTTTGATTTTGTTGATTTGTTATTTTATTTGCACCACGCAAATTTTCTATTTTATTGTTCAACTTATTGCCATCAATATGATCTACTATTTCAGGCAAATAACCATGATGAAACATAAAAATCAAACGATGATTTAAATGGATACGCCCATTTAATCCTGTTCGTAAATAGCCATTTGGATGTACAACACCGGCCAAATCGCCAACATTTACCCTTTTACGCTTTACTTTCCAAACAAGTTTTCCATCTATGTAATCAAACATAGCTTTCAATTGTTCTTGCGTTGGGTGAAGTGTTGGCGCGGTCATGCTTCTTCCTTATGCGGGAACCACAATATGCCCATCATCGGCGGGCTTTGGGGTTTGTTGTTCTTGCACTTGCTTTTGGATTTCATCCATTGTTTGCGCAATCAATTCTTGGTTGCGTTGAAGTGCAACAAAGATTGTATTGATTTGCGGAATGCTTAGTTCAATTTTCATACTTTAATTGTAAAAGTTTGTGGCAACCAAGGGGGCGTTACTTTTTGGGGTTGGCTTAATTGATTTGTTAACGCCAATTCTATTGAACTTACGCCGTCTTTCATAGATGCTTCTTTAATCCAACCAATAACCATTTCTTCGGTTACGTTGTTGAATGAAACATTACCACCTTCTGGAAAATGCCAATAGCCTTCCGTTTCAACCGTTTGATCTCCATCAACATGGCTAACAAAGTATTTAGCGGATGTTATAACACCATCTTTAGCGTGAATATCGGTTACTTGCCACTTCATTTTGCACCTGTGGGATCAGTAGGCCATGTCATAGTCCAAGGAAATCCTGTTTCCTTAGGTAAATCTCTCAGCGCTTGTCGATAAGTAGCCCATGCTGCTTTGTCAACAGAAGCATCAGCAACTTGAGTCCAATCGCATTTGGCAAGTTTAGCATCACGTTGTTTGCGAATATTAGATGCTTGGCTTGCGTTTCTTTGTGCAATTTCTTCCGAACTTGCTTGTGTAACATTCCAAACTTGTGTCCACACACCGTTTTCTAAAACAGGTGTTCCTTCCGCAATGTATTGCGTTATTGGATCAATAGTTGGTTGTGTTACTTGTGTAACCGCAACAAGCGTGTAGCCTTCTTGACCCAAAGTTGTACTTGGAAACAATGTTACAAAATCTGTGTTTTGACCATAATTTGTATAAGGATTATCCGCAACAAATTGCCCCCATCCGTATGGATAAGTTACAAGCGTTGAATCTTTTATTTTTGCGTACATATTGATTCCTTAAATTGTTAAATTTGTAGATGTTCCAAAAGTTTGCGTGGTGGAAGTCACATTGTTTGTTATTGAACTATATGAATTACTAGAAAATGAATTTGAAATTCCACCGCCAGAAGCATCGTTAGAAGAAAAAGTTATCAATGTAGATGTTGCATAAGTAAAATTATAAGTTCCAGCTGGCGATGGGTTTACAACGGAATATGTTCCTGTTTTTGACCCGTCAATGGGTAATTTAAAAAGAATAGGGTAACCACTTGTATTTGAATATGTGTAAATATACATATTATTATTAGAATCAATAATAATAGCATTACCATTTGCCAAAAAATTATTATTTGTTGTGCAAGTCATTTGATTTTGATATACAAGATTACCAGATGAATTCATTTTTGCTATTACTAATACACCTTGATAATTACTAACTGTATAAACGTTTCCTGCAGAATCTAATGCTATTGATGCTGTATTAAGCCCGTGAGAAGAATTAGTGAATTGTCTTCCAAATAAAAAATTTCCGCTTGAATCATATTTAAAAATAAAATAACCGGGGTTACCCGTGGCACTAGACCAAGCGCATAAATGATAAACATTTCCAGAAGAATCAGTAACAACTTGTTTACCCCTCAAATCTTCGTTTGTTACATAAGTAGTTCTACTATTTTGAGATAACAAATTACCACTTGTATCTGTTTCTAGAAAAACAGCATACGCATGACTGCTAACATAAGCAAAACCATTCCAATAAAGATTTCCTGAAAAAGAATCATACGTTACACCATAACCAGTATATTGAGTTGTTGTTGCGGTGCTAGGATATATTCTGCCCCATTGAAAACTTCCACCAGAACTATAACTTTGCAAAAACCAAGCAAAATTACCACTTGAGTCGTTATATGTTCCGTTTGAATAAACATTGTTTGATGAATCAACCGCAATTTGAGAACTACTCAAAAAACTAGAACTGTTTATGTATCTAACGTGTTGCCAATTGATTGATCCATCATTAGCTAATTGAATTGTAGGAGATTCTTCATCAGACCCACTAGAATTACTTAAATATCCAGTAACAAGCAAATTTCCAGTACTGTCAACAGTCATATATTGTAAAGTTGTTCCATAACGATAAGAATTATTTATATATCTTTGCCATTGCAAAACACCAGTTGAATTTAACTGATAAAAATAATTGTAGTATGGAGTAATTGAATTAACATTTACTCCGCTTAATGTTATATTTCCAGAACTGTCAACAGCAACAGATGTTGCTTGTATTTTAGGCCCACTTGCAAAAGTGACCATATTTATAAAATAGGGGCCACCCAAAATTTTAGTTGTGCTACTAAAGCCATACCCTTTAGCAGCCAGCGATCCTGTGTTAATAATGCTTGGCATATTAAAACTGTGTTTGTGATGCTAAAACAGTATATGTTGCACTTCCAGTTTTAATAACCGTATAAGTGTAAACATCAATACCACTTGCGTTGCCTTTTGTTGGAGCACTTCCACCTTGCCAATAAGGTGTTACTGATGTTCCATCAATTGTTACAGCAGAATTGTAATAAGCAGTTGACCCTTGCGTTG